ACTGTAGATGTAGATGTAACAGGATTCATTTGTGTAGTTGTACCTGCCATATTTTGTGGTGCAGGCATATTCATACCAAATTTAGGAGCAATTTGAGCTACTTGATCTGCTGTGCCAAATGGTGATGTAGGAACATTCATACCTTCTGTTAATGGAACATCTGTAGCTTGCATTGTAGTATTTGTAACAGTTCTAGGTTCAAATGCACCGCCAAGTTTTTTAAGAGCTTCAGCCATTTTAGTTTCTTTAGATTTGGCATATTCACCATATCCTTTTAGAGCTTCTTCTTCTGCTTTTCTACCTTTGTATGCACCATAAGCACTAGCTAACTGTTGTGTAAATGACGGAGCTACATAATGACCGCTAATCATTTGCCCTTCAGGTGCTTTACTTTGTTGTAATTGTTGAGCAATTCTAAGTCTACGTTGTAACTCAAGTTGTGCCATTGCATCATTGGCCGGTAAACCACTAACGTCTTGTGTGCTATCTTCTGGGAAAAATGCCATATTTAATCCTTATCTGTATACGTTAGTAGTAGGTGCGCCTAAATAAGCAGCACCCATATTCATAAGACCACTCATAAATCCACTAGAAGCAGCATTAGCTGCATTAGTAGCACCTAATTGAGCATTATATTGTTGTCCTGCTGCACCTAATAAATCAGGGCCTTGTGTTGTAGATTGTAAAGCTGGATTAACATATTGTGGTGATGCTACTTGTGAGCCTGTTCTTAAAGCATTGATAACATTGATTGGTTGCATTTGATTGTAACCTTGTTGAGCAAACGCTTGTTGATTAGCTGTAAGACCTGCATTAAGACCTTGTACTGTAGCTTGATTAAGTCTATCATTTTGATTTTGAGCCAATAATGTTTTAGCAGTATTGTATGCTGGAGTGCCTGCACCAATACCTTTGTTAGCCATATCTTGTTCAAAAGATTGATTTTCACGATCAATTTGTGGTGACAATCTAGCCATCATAGCATCTTGATATGATTGACCTGGATTAAAACCTGTAGAAGGCAGTTTAGACATATCAATGCCTGGTTTAGCAAGTAAATTACCAGCGTAATCTAAACCTTGTTGAGCTGTGCTTAAAAGACCAGAACTTAACCCAGCTTGTTGTTCTGCAATTTTTTGTTGAGCTGGAGCTAATGTTTGTGTAGCAGTCCACATAGGATTGCCACTTGCATCTGTGCCAGTTTGAGTATAGTTAAGATTACCATAAGGAGTAATTTGATTTACACGATTAGCTGCTGCTGCTGCTTGAGCTGCTGCTAAATTACCTGCTGCTGTTTCTTTAGCTGCTGCAGTATAATCTGGTGGTGGTGGTGGCTCATCTTTACCAATACCATATAGTATAAAACCACAATCACCCATGTAATTTGTAATCCATCTATAAAGTGGATCTAATAATCTAGCTAACTTACTTTGCATATCTATCTCCGAGTTTTAAAAAGCGACAGTTTTCTGGTCGCATAATATAAACAATCCCATCACCATCAGGAAAGTAATCTTTTATTATGGTTTCACGTTCAAAACCTAAATGTTCATCTAATTTTTGTGCTTTTAAATTAGCTGTAGAGACTAATCCTGTGAGCCTTTTGACTTTTAATACATTGAATGGGTAATTAAATATCGCCCAATAAAATTCTCTTGAAACTTTTGCAGGTATATCACATCTTGAATGAATTGATATTGAACTGCCTGTATAACCGTTATAAAGTACGCCTATAACAAACTTACCGTCTGATATTTGACCAATAGCTTGACATAAGGTATTCCATTGGCCACCGGCCTTTTCGCATACCCACTCGCCAACTTCTTGACCTTGAACTATTATAAGACTGCACCCTTTTCAATAACTAAATCTGTAGAAACCCATCTTACGTCAATACCTTGTGAAGATGTTTTCACGATTGGTGCGCCATAGTAGCCAACACCATTTAAACCTTGCCATTGTTGTAGGATAGATAAACCACCACCCCAAACACCTACATCCCATTTAGCATTATCCCATGTTCCAGATGATGTGGGCGTAAAATTAAGGGTTGTAACAGGTACATCTAAGTTAAAGTCTATGTTGATATTAGAATAAATAGCAGGGCTGCCAGATGTTCTAAATATAGGTTTAGACATTGTAAATCGTTTTAACTGTCCTGGACTTTCAAACGCTGAAAATGATTGCAATGCAGTAGCATTAATATTAGAACCATTATCTGATTGTGTATACCATGCACGACCTACAAAGCCATTACCACCAAAGTAAGGTTGATCGTTAAACAATTCCCAACATGTAGCATTCCATCCTGTGTAATTACACCAATTCTTTGTAATGGTGTTCATAGCATATTGTGTTTTTTCCACAGTATTTGGCACATTTAACCATAATTGATTTTCTTCTGGATAAAACAACAGTTGCCATCCAAATTCTGAACCATAACTTGTAATAGCTTCTGATACAGCAGATTGAATTTTGTCTGTAATAGCTACTCTAGGATCAAGCCTAGATGATTGTAATTCTGCTGCTAATGGTGTAACACCGTCTTTACCTAATAATAGTAAATCACCACCGTATTTATACATACAACGAGTGCCTACTGGAGTTCCTAAATCCCATACACCTACCATAGCCCATGCTGTTGATGATGTAGGATCTGTGCCACCATATACGACTACTTGGCCTTTAGATGTATAAAGAACATAGTAATCATTAACACCGTAACCAGCGTCTATTGTCCATGTTGCATGTTGTACAATATAACCACCTTTATAAGCAAACGCACTAATATCTAAAGATTGTGCAGCTCCACCGACAGCTAGTGTAGGTAAGAACCATGCTCTTAAAGATTGAGCTTCTGTAAAGAATACTCTGCTTTTAAATACGATAGGGTTATTAAGTAATGTAGTAGTAACGCCTGTAATAGCCGGTGTAGAAGAACTTGTAATGCTTGTCCATGTAGTACCGTTATATAGATAAGGCGTATTTGTGCCATTAGCCATATATAAGAATGATCCACCACTAGTTGTAATATTACAATATTGCCAACGTGAATTAGATAATCCTGTTAATAATGCTGCACCTACAGCTCCTGGATTAGTGACGTTATATACAGAACCACCAGCAATAGCTAGTAATTTAGATGTAGAGCCACTTTCGTAAGCCATAATGGTATCTACTTGTCCTGTAATGCCTGTTACCCATTGTGTGTGACCATTTCTAAGTAATAGTTCTGTAGGAGCAGGAAACCAGTTAGTAAGATAGACTGCATCTGTAGCAGGCATATCTCCTAAGCTGTCTCTTGCGTTCCATCCACCGACTGGTGCTGGTAATGATACGCTTCCTGACGATTTTTTCTTTACTGGAAACATATTATTTATTGTCCGTAGTTGGCGTCAGGTATATTTTCAAATCCGATTAAGACTGATCCAGGTGTTGGAGCAAAACTTAATGTAGCTGAACCGGAATCGTTAGCTTTAGCAAAGCTTAATTGTTGTAAATAATCTCTTGTAAATGCTGTTGAATCAAAACCTTTAATTTCAAAGTATTTCTTTTTCAAAGCTGTAACCATTAAACGATCAGGGAATATACAAGTATCTGTATCAGCTTGGAATGATGTTTGTGTCACTCCTGTTGCACTTGTAGCCCATTGGTTACTCATGTATTCAAAACCTAAATACTCATCTGTATTCATTGCAGGCCATACTTGGAAGTATCCGCCTAAGATTCTGTAACGGATTCTAGGGCCTGTTGAAATATAACTAGACTTTAAAAATTGCCATTGTTGAGCATCTGTAGGGCCTAACATTTCCCAGCGTTTAGACTTGTCGTAATGTGTACGATCTACTTGTCTATCCCAATCACTAGGTAATGGGTATTTAGCTTGTGAAAAATATAATGTATATACACCGCTTGTTGTAGCAGCTTGTGATAATGTTAATGAATGTGCGCCTGTAACAGTATTAACATAAGTATCTTGATTGATACCTGTACCTGTTACAATATATAGGTTACTTAACCCTGTGGTTGATTCTACCGTTGTTACATTGACAGAATCTTCCACAAGAGTACAAGTAAGTGTTGTGTAGACAGTATAAAATCTATACTCTTTGTCTAGGGCTTCCCAATTATGATCTCTTTGAACCTCGTACCCAACGCTATTAATAAGTGAATATAGTTGGATTACATCAGACGAAGAATTACCGACAACTTGCGTAGGTTGGTTTAATCCCATTTCACCTGTTGCTTGTTGTACGAGTTGTAAAAGAGTTGATGCCATTAGTTAGTCCTTTTTGGGTTCTTTCGTTTCTAGTTTGGCTTCAGGCTTATCAGATTTAGACTTTTCCTCTACCATTTTTGCTAATCTAGTCATCTGATCTTTAAGATCAGCAATTTCTTGCTCTCTTAATTTAAGTTCGTCTGCCTGTCTTTGTACAAATGATGAGTCTTTAGCGTTTTCTAAGAACGCTTTAGCTTTATCTCTTAATGCTAATGGTGACATACCTGCTGTCATACCGATTGCCATAAGTTGTTGATCTGAAGCTGCTGCCACTTGTTCTACTGTGTAGAACTTAAAGTGTTTTAATTCTGTCGCTTGTGCTGCGTTAAGAATAGGCCAATCTCTTAATATTGTGCCTTGCACGTTATCAGGATTGTGATTTCCGTCTGCCTTTTCGTTTAAATACATAGCCCATTGATTAGGGAATTGTGATTTATGTGAGTTATTCACAAAGGTATCAATAATACTTAGTTGATTGCCTGGTATTTCAATTCTAACAAAGTCAGCCATGTAGCTAATTGGTCTGCCTTCTTTATTAGTTAGAAAATCGTTTTGTAGTTCTTTACTATAAAATCTTACTGCTAATGCGCCTATTTCTGACATTTAATTCTCCAAAGTAGTTTGGTTTGTCAAGCATACTCACCATGAATATACTTGAGAAACCCCCCTATTGCTAGGGGAGTACTTATTACTATACTGAAGCCTTGCTGAACCAACCATAGTCACCTGATACCATAGCTGTAGCTGGAGATGTATAAGAACCACCTGTAGCTGCAACTAAGAAAGTTGTTGTGTTGATATCGCAAACAGTTGTTGATGCTGTGATAGTAGCATTAGCCTTAGCAAATACATAACGTAAGCCATCTGATCCCCATACTTGAACGCCAAGTAATTGGTTTACAGGGTAGCCTAGTGCAATATTTGCAGCTGTTACTGTGTTAGTTAAATCAATTCCCACTAAAGGGGTTACTGAAAAAGCCATGTTATATTCTCCCTTTAATTAAGCTGTTAGAACGCCGTTAAATTGTGCGCCTGAAGTAGTAAGATTACCTGCCCAGCCGATTAATTTAACAATTGCGTCTTGATTTACAGATTGACGTTCGCCACCGATTGGCACAAAGTTTCTGTCTTTGTGTGGGCGGAAGAAAATGTAGTCTGTGTTTAAGAAATACATGTGGTTAGCTGGTTCTTGCGCACCAATACCGCCACCTAGTACTACGTCAGCAGATGTACCGCCACCGTAGAATTTGAGTGAAGCGAAACCTGAACCGGCCATTTCTGGATCAGTTACACGTTGGATTGCTTGTAAGCTATTTACATATAGGTTGTAGTAGTTGTTATCTGCAACGATTAAGTCAGCCTTATCAGTACCACGAACTAGCTTGATAGCTAATTGAGTCATGTAAGATTGAATGTTAGCTGCTGAAACTGCTGCACCACCGTTAGTCACGCCAGAGAACGCTTGGTTCTGCCAGAATGTCCATGTAGCACGATTGATACCACCGTAAGTACCTGATGTTGGTGCATCTGCAACTGCTGCAGCTAAACCAGTAAGATTCTTACCACCGTTACCAGTACCATTACCATAAAGATCAAGGTTGATACGGTTAGATAATTGTGCTTCTGCTACTTTGATACGACCTTCTAGTAAGTCAATGATTGCTTCTTTACCAGAGTTTTGTAACATTTCAAGACCAGAAATAGTAACTGCTGAAGCGTATTGAGCAATGCTAAATTGAGCTGCAGAAATTGGGCTATTTGGAGAAATGTTTAATGTTTCAAAGCCACTATATGAGTTAGTGTTGTTTGTTGAAGAATCATTGTACATGATTTCTTCTAAAATGACGTTACCGCCTGAAAATGGGCGTACATTACCCTTTGACTTCAATTTTAATAGAAGCGGATTATTGTTAGTTACGTTGTCAGCTAATTCACCAGAACGAGATTGAATGGTGGTAGCGATAATGTCACTAACTGAAGAATTGGCAAATGCCATAGTAAAACTCCTTTGTTAGTTTAATTAAATATTT